TACGAGGACGCAATTCTTCTGGGACAACGTATTTCAGTTCTACTGACAATACCCCGTCTTGAAGATCCGCTCCGTTTACATGAACGTGTTCGGACAGCCTAAAAGTGCGTTTGAACTTCTTAGTGGAAATACCACGGTGAATGTACTCGCGACCTTTACTTTGATGCTCACCAGTAACTACTAGTGTGCGATCTTTTACTTCGATGTTAAGTTCATCACGGGTAAAACCAGCTACAGCTAACTCAATAAGATAGTCTGTATCTCCAGTTCTAATAATATTGTGTGGAGGATAATGATCATTAGCATGACGAGCAACGTGCTCTAATTCGTTAAATAGGTGATCAAAACCTACAAATGATGAACGGGGGAATAGTGTATTTAAGCCTGTCATTGAATTCTCCTTTATTACAAGCAAGAAAGAATGTGAGCCGGACCATCCGCTCTCACAACTCTATTTATATTATATAATGCTTAATTTGCAAAGTGCAACTGTTAAATTTTAATAACACCGCCTTTTGTTTTATCACCATCATAAAAATATTGTTCATTTTCTGATTTGTCAAAATCTACATAATTACATGCAATAATACTAATTGACGCTGCTTCTATAGGGTGTATAGTATAATTAATATATCTATTATTAACTATTAAAATATCACCTCTTATTAATTTTAAATTGTTATTATTTATTGTAATATTTGCACTAGAATCAGATACAACTAACGCGGTGTATTCTGCATTCGGTTTAAATGTATTTTTAGTAAACCCATTATTTTGTGTTATTACATACTGTTTTGCATATGTTGGTACAAGTTGTATAGGCAACATATTACCTGTCATATTTTGTATAAAAGTTTGTAGTGTTCTGCTTGTAACACTATCATAAACAGTATCTACATCTTTAAACTCTTTATCATCAACTACACCTTGCAAGCTTTTAACATTATTAATCTTTTTATTCATTTTATAATCATAAAGACTTAACAACGATAGGAAGTCAGTTAAATGTTTCTCAAAAACACCTTGTAAATGTACAAAATTGTTTTGTTCAAAGCTTTGTTTTATATTGTTAACTAAATCATTATCAAGCATAATATTTCCTATTTTTTTCTGCCAATATTGTATTTGGCAACTAAGTTCCATTCATCTTTATCTTTAAAAGGCAATACTTTAATTTGACTTAAAGGCGATACAGGATCTTCTGTTTTACTTGAATCTACAAGCTTAACCAAACCCCATTCAGCAATAAGATTAGCAATAGTGTTGCGTCTAGAAATATCAGCTTCAGCAAAGTTTGTAGGTTTGCCGTCGAGAGCAAACAACTCTTTAAAGTGTACAATATAGTATTTACCTTGTTTATGAAGAATATGACACGACTGGTATAATGTCATATCTTTGCGAGAAGCAATACCAATACGTGTAAGAGTTTCTCTCACTTTGAGAAAATCATCTTCATTGTTTAGCTCAACTTCTACCATTGAGTTAATATCGACTGCCATTTAATCCACCTTCAAATCTTTTTTTCTTTATTGTTATAATTTGATCATCACTAAGTAGAGGTAGAACTTGTTTAGCTTTTTCATAGCTATAGCCATAATGTTGCATTACAAGTTCAAGATTCTCATCATCTTGCTTTTTAGCCCATTTACTAAATCGCTTCTTACTTCGAATAATATTTATAAGAAAGTCGAATTGGAGCTTTTTATCAAGTTGATGGTGGATATTCATCTCATTTGCAACCCGAACAGTATCAGCAAATTGTGAGAAAGCTTTATTTACTAAGTAGGGTGGATAAAGTTTTTCTGCTAGCTCAGGATTATCTGAACTATTAATTATATTTTCTTTTTTATAATTAATATCATTTACATAATCAAAAGGGTTCATTAATCAAACTCACAATTAGCCATAATTTCTGTCATACAAGCTACTAAGTTAATCTCCTGATCAGCAACAAAAGCAGCTTTATATTGATAATCAGCAAGAATTAAAACTAATTGTGCTATAGAATGAGGTTTCATTTTTTCATTAGCAATATCGTAAAGTTTACGTAGAGTAGATGCTGTATCTGTATCACTGTTTTGCGCTACCCATTTACGCATTTCAGTAAACGATTTTGCTTTCAGATGTGTAACAAGCTCTTCTACCGATACATCACCCGTATTAACTAAAACCCCGGTATCAATTTTACCTGTGGCGCTATAACGTTGAAGTTCATTTAACACTCTTCGAAAGTCAGGAAAATGACTTTCAACCATTTTAGCAACTACTTTATTATCAAACTCAACATTCTCACGAGTAAGAATATCTGTGACACGTTTAAAGAATTGAGATGCTACTCTAGGACGCTCAGCTTTAGGAATATTAAACTCAACAACAGAGCAACGAGAATGAAGCGGCTCAATAATACGATTCTTAAAGTTACACGTGAGAATAAAACCACAATTCTTACTAAACTCTTCCATAAAATTACGAAGAGCAGGTTGAGTAGACTGAGGGTTTAAATAGTCTGCCTCATCAAGAATAACATACTTACGTCCAGTAGAGAATGACATTGTAGAAGCAAAGTCTTTAATTTCGTTACGTAAAGTATCAATATTACCATTCATACTACCATTGATAACAATATAATCTGCATCAATTTCATTTAACATAGCTTTAGCTACTGTAGTTTTACCTATACCTGGACCACCAGTTAAAAGTAAATTAGGTATATTATCTTGATTAATAAATTCTTGAAATGTTTGCTTTAAGGTATCCGGTAAAATACATTCACTAATAAATTTCGGACGGTATTTTTCCACCCATAGAAATTCTTCCATAATATAGACCTCACATTAATCTTCGTATGATGACGAAGCTTCATTAACAATAGTATAAGTTAGGTTACCGTCAGTCGATTTAAACTGAGATATCCCTTTACTACTAATAGTAACATCATATGAACCTAGAAGTAGTTTAAGATTTTCTACTTTAAATACCATAGAAAATACTTTATTAGTTACACCAACTTTATAGTGAAAAGAGTTTGAAGAAGAGTTTTTAGTATTCATTGCACGAAATGAAATTTCTTCACCATCACCCTTTACTACCACTTCAGGAAGTTGAAGTACATTAGCTGCTTGCTGCACTCGTTTAAGAACACTATCACTAATAGTAAAACTGATAGGTGTATCAGGCAGCTCTAATTGTTTTTCTGGAGGTACAACAATCATAGACTTATCAGCATAGAAGTAATCACTTTGTGCTTTATCTTCACTACTAATAGTTAAGTATGATGTATCAAAGTCTAAATCTGGTTCTTCGAAGAGACTGAGCACTCCAAGAAACTGATTGAGATCATAGATGCCAAACTCACGAGGAAACATTTCTTGTACTTCAGCTTCAGCCATAATAGTTTTCATGGGTGAGATAGTACGAATCTTATTACCTTGAGTAAAGTAAATAGATTGATTAATAGAAGAAAAGTTCTTAAGAACTTGAAAAGTTTTTGTAGTTAATTTCATAATATATTATTCTCATTTACTTTACTTTAAAGTCATTACCGACAGTAGCTGATGCACCGATCTGAGCTAGATCAACTAAACTGCCTCCAAACATATATGAGCCCATATGTGTTAATTTCATCCACGGACACATCCATACTTTGACTCCTGCTTTACGAGACCATTGACAAAACATATAATCTTCTGACAAATATCGCTTACTCTCTGGGTCAATAATACAATCAAAATATGCCATAATTTCTCGAGAGCCATCAAAGTTTTTTGTACGTACATGATCTGGTCTATAATGAAATTCTGGATATGCTTCTTTATACTTATTAAATGCACTTTTAGTTACGCACATAAAACCTGTACCACCTTCAAGCACTTCTACAGGCGCATCTAAACGAATTTGATTACCTTTATCGCCAACTGGATTAAATACATAATCACCAACATACTTCTCTAGTATATTAGGGTTTTCATCAGCAAAGCCTTTATCAACAGCACGTTTAATTTTTTCCCATGAAATAGCTTTCTTAGGATATGGACCGCAAATAATCTCTCTATCCTCGCTTTCATCTGCTAAAGCAGCGAGTGCAAGAACATCCATTGGATCAAAACCAATATCGCTATCGATAAACATAAGGTGTGTATGATCAGATCTCATAAATTCATCTACAAGATAATTACGTGCTCGAGTAATTAAAGATTCATTAAACAAATAAAAGAAGTCAATCTGCACACCGTGATTGGCACACACTTTAACTAAATCAGTACAAGATTTTGTATATATGCCAGCACACTGACCACCATACATTGGCGTAGCAACCATAATTTTACGTTTACGAAGCTCTTCTGTAGAGATTTTTACTTCTACTTGTGGCATTATTTACCCTCATTATCTAGTTTACAATCAGTAAAGTTAGCTGTATACCAATTAGCTTGAGCTTCTGGTGATTTATCTTTTTGCCATTTTTTTGTTTCAGGGTTATAAGCACCTACACGAGAACTAATTTCTTTAATAACCTCGTTCATTACTTTATCACCATCATAACCATACTTGGCAATTTCACCGTATGCAAATACAATAATATCAGCCATAGCGTCTACTCGACCGTGGTCATCTTTTGCTTCAAGAAATTCACCCAGCTCTTCTACAATCATAGCTAAAAAGCCATTACGATCTGGTTCTTGAAAAGTGATCAGACGCTCGTCTGACCACTCTTTGATACGTTCAAAATTTGTGCTCATAAATTATCCTCTAAGTTAAGCACCAGTACCTACTTCTACACGCTTACGAAGCCATGCAAGCAAGATACCATAAACAGGTAGGAACAATACAAATGATGTTATAATTTTGAATACTACATCAACAGAAGCAATTTCAAGCCAATGTACACTCATAAACGGATCATCACTGTAGGCAAATGCTGCCCAGAAGAACGCATATGTATCTAAAATATTAGCGAATACAGTTGATACAGCAGGAGCTACCCACCATACATCTGTCATCTTTTCACGAATACGTTGGAAAACAGATACATCTAATAGTTGTCCTAGTAGATAAGCAAATGCACTAGCAAAACCAATCATTGGTGTTGCGATATAAGAGCTGATAATAATTGCAGGAATAAATGCAATTGCTACTACTCCACGTGCGTTATATTTATTGGATAATCGTACTGTTAAGTCAGTTGCAACTACAATAAACGGAAAAGTAAACATACCCCAAGTAAATTGTAGATCAGTAAAAGGTAAAGTACCACCAAACTGTACAGCCCAGTTAGACAAACCAATAATGAAAAGATGTAGAAGGACAAGTTTCCATAACAACGACTTATCCATTCTACTAAAGTCAAACATTTGTTTCAGCATATTTTCCCTTTCATGCTGCGTTACTTTGATATTCCTCGAGTACTTGCTCAGCATGTGCTCGAGCTGTTTCATAAGAAACAGGTCCTGTTTCGTCAGCATAAGCTACAGGATCAGGACGTCCTAGTTTAATAAACGCTTCTAATCGCTCTACAGATGAAGAACTCTTATAATCAGAGAACCACACACCGTCGATCTGCAAAGGTTTATATGAGGTGTTTGTACGAGAATAAACTTCATTAAAGTCTAATCCTAGCTGCTCACAAAGTACTTCACCGTCTTTTAGAATGTCAAACTTATCACCTTCTAGGTATGGTGTAAAGTAAGTCACTTTATCTGCATCCCAGTTACCAATACGGAATGCTTCATCATCAGCATCACGGAACTCTTGACGACAATCAGGATAGATTGCATGATCTCCAGCGTGAATGCCAAGCGCAATTGCAGTTTCTTGATCTGTATTCTTAACTACAGAGAGAGCTACAGCTTGCACTAATGAAGCAAAGATCTTATTACGGTTAGGTACAACAGTTTGCTTCATATTATCTTCGGCATAATGTCCTTCTGGGACATCATCGCCTCCGCTTACTAGAGCTGAGGATAACAGCTCAGTAATACCATCAAGCTTAATAACTTGATATCTAATATTATGGCCTCTTTCAGCCAAATAGTCAACTAATAATTGTGCACGTTCAAGCTCACATACATGTTTTTGACCATAATTCATAGAAAGAGCAGTAACATTTTCTGCACCGACCTCCGCAATAGAGCGAAGAAGTAAAGTAGAGGAATCCATACCTCCGGAAAGAGAGACAACAATATTTTTCATTTTAGTACTCCAAGATTGAAAGCGGTATGTTTTTTTGAGTGGTTAGCTTTCATGAACCACTTATTGACGCATAGTTTTATCAGTTAGGTTATATGCATCAGTAATCGGTTGTGCATGCAATAGTTGAGGACTACTTGCACGTACAGGGTTAATATCGATACCACCACGGCGGGTATATAGACAGGTAACCATTAATTCATCTGGACCGAACTTGTCATGTAAACGTTTATAAACACATTCACAGATCTCTTCGTGGAAATGATTCTCTTTACGCATACTTACAATATACTGTAATAGAGATTCAGGTGTAGGTACTTTATCACCTTCAATATGAATATAGATATCGCCCCAATCAGGCTGATTAGTTACTCGACAGTTAGAGCGAAGAGATTTAGATTGATATTTAACAGGACGCCCAGTATCGTTAATAACGAGTTTTAAGATATCAGGATCTTCGTTATAATGATCGAATTCAATAGAAGTAACATCTACGATTTCTTCAAGAGGCATAAAAGTACCTGCTACAGGACGAGCAGTATACTCTTCATTCATATGAAGACAAACGGTTAATTGATCATCATATCGAAGACCAAGAATAGGTGCTATATCTTTTTGTACTTGCTCTTCTACATTAGCAATTACTTCTTCAACAGTAGCGCCCATCTTAGCCATATTATAAGAGTTAAGATACAGCTTGGCTGACTTAGACTCAACAATACATTCTGAATCAGAAGGATAAGACCAACGAATCAAACCTGATACAGGAAAACCATTATCTAAAAGACAGCTAAACTCATAACCATTCCAAGTATCAATACCATAAAACAATTCTGATCCATCATTACTAATATCATATTGTGTACGATTAAGATGACGTGGAACACCTACAAGCTGTTCTGGATCAACCTCATCAGGCGTCTCATAACGCATCATCGTCTTACCGTCAGACGTCTTACCTAGTACTTTACTAGCAATCTTTTCAATTTCATCCATTTCGTTCTTTCTCCAATGCATCCCGTGCAAACTCTAAAAAGGTAATCGCTTTATTTAAATCAAACAATACATCGTCTTTCTTACCTAGACGCCACAAATACTTAAACGCTTGATAGCGATTATAATCAGTAAATGGATCATTCTGATGCTCTTTACAAAGCTGTTTAATAACAGTAATGCACTCTACAGAGTTAGGATCTTGACTATAATGATTAGGTCTAGACTCACCCGTCTCTTCAATCTCACCAATAGTAATAGTATTTGTATCTGTTAAGTCTAATGTAAGAGATCCTACATCACCAGTAGATTCATCTACCATTAAACTTTCAAAAAACGTTTTATCTTTTTTGCTCATAATTTACCTTTCAAAAAAAGAAGCCATGCTTCTAAAGAAGTCTTTCTTAAAGTATTATACAACTCTTCTTTAGAATTGCAAGTATTATCTACAATGTATTCTCTCTCTATAGATCCAGAATCAACCTTAGCTACTACTTTATGAACTGTAGACCCAATAAGGTTATATTTCTCTATGTTCTGCCAAGTTAGCTCTTGCGGATCTTTACCTTTTAATTCAGGATATTGAGAAATGTAAGCTGGATGCCCGTTGTAAATATCAATACTTGTATTGCAAGTCTTTTCACTTAATACACGTAAATATCCATGAAGAGTTACTAATGTATTACCTTTAACCTCTTCCATATATTGTAATGTTTCTTCTATACCACTATGAGACATTACAGCTACTCTATTATGAAGTTTAGGATTAATTTTCTCTATATCACTATTGTTAGTAAAAATACGAGACGGCCAAACACCTAAGCGTTCAGCTATATCAACAATCTCCGTACCTGTTTGAGAAAATAAAGCAATCCATCTAGGCACGGCAGTACTCCCTAAATCTATCGATATTATATACTATATCGTCCCAAGATGCAAGTACATCTTCTTCCATAATAGTAAACATTTTAAGCGATTCTTTATTGTTCAAACCACCATCAAAATATCGAATACCTTTAATACCATGCATAACTGGATTAGATGTATCTAGAGAATCAATCCAATCATACCCGACATATTGTTCAAACTCTTGAGGTAAACCACAACCGAGTAAGTGATGAGGTTTATTCTTATTAATTACATTCTCTTCAATCATTCTAGCAATAGTATGTTGGCGTCCAGCCATCATATTAAAATACTTATTCTCTAATCCCATATCTTGAAAGAACGGATGGTTGAATGACATAGCTACTTTATCTACTTTATCATTATTCGCGAGAATTACATAACACTCTACTAGCTCTTCATAGGTAGAACCTTGCGCAACTGCAATACGTTTACCAGGAAGATCTGGATACTTTTGCACGAAGTTATTAAAACTATTGAGAGTAGCATTTTTATTATCTAATACATCAGGTACAATATACCAAGTAGGTTTTAATTTTTCTACCCAATAAGCAAAACGATCACTATCCCAAGCTGTACCTAGTTCAAAGATAGAATTATCAAGAATAATCTCTCTACCTTTATCACGAGCTTCTACAAACTTATTATAATATTCTTCATTCTCTTCAAATAGATGTACTAGAGCATAATCATAATCTGTTATCTCTTGTACTCTATCAAAGATACTTAATGGTGCTTCATGTGCGATTTTCATCGTGGAGCAAACTCCTGTTGTAGTTTAACATTATCAAAAAACTCTTTCTTAACATCACCGTTATTAAACTCACCATGCAACACCGTAGTTTGAGTAAGAGAGCTATGAGCACTAATACCTCTATTCTCACAACAACCATGAGTAGCTTGAATATAAACCGCTACATCTTCACTATCAGTTGCTTTACGAATCTCGCGAGCAATATCGTTGCAAAGTTCTTCTTGTAGAGTACCTCGACGAGCACACCATTGCGCAATACGAGTATACTTAGATAGACCAATAACTTTATTACCAGGAATAATACCGATATAAGCAACACCTGTTACTGGCTGGTGATGATGAGAACACATAGACTTAAGTTCAGAACGTACTACAAGCATACCTGTATAACGATCTTCACCTTCATTAGGAAATGCAGTAGCATTAGGCGCTGGATCATAACGACCTGACATAATTTCGTTTACATACATTTTAGCTAGACGTCTCGCCGTTCCCATACTATTAGGATCATTATAGCGGTCTATCAGTAAAGAGTCAAGCACTTTTTCAAACTGCTCGGCTGCATCATCAATAATTTTTTCTTTATCACCAGCTTGCAATATTTCAGAAATATTATCTCCTGCCCAATAACGAATTTTAGCGTCTTCTAGACGCGCCTTGATTACTTCACTAAAACTCATAATTACTCCTCATAGATTGCTGAGTTCGAACCATGCTCAGCACATTCACAACGTACACAATAACAACGATTATCTGTAATATCACGTACAAGCATATCTGCAAATCTAAATGCGTGTTCTGCAAACTTCTCTGCACCAACACCATCAAAGATTCTAAGTTCTGCTAGACCTAACGCTTCTAGTTTTTGCAACTCTTCTAGAAAAGGATCTGCTTTATCTACAGCTACTTTATGATCAAAACTATCTTCAAGCCAAGCCTTCAAAGGTTTTAGTCCTCCAAAGTCTACTGCCCAGTTTTTATTATCTAACTCATCACAACCAAAAGTAAATGTAAATGCTAAACTATAACCGTGTAATAGATGACAGTGAGAATGATCAGCATTAGGTTGACGGAAGACTGCTGATAAGCCGATATTATGTCCGTAATGTTTTGTACTATAATATTTTGCCATTATTATTTACCTATAATATTTTCCCAGAGATAAGCATGTACTCGAGCTGCTACTCGATAGCCACGCTGTAACGTTTCGTCAGCAATTACGTGAGCTGGAATATGACCATCAATCTCACCTTTCTGACCCTCTACTGTTCCGCCAAGAGGCATAATCCAGATAGGGTATGTAATACTATGATTACGGAACATCTCGATAATTTCATCAATCTCATCCCATGCTTGTTGTGTTCCGTTACATACAAACTTGATCTGACCATTAGGTGAGAGATCTTGATATTGTTTAATTATTTCTGGCTTGATAGCTTTAGCGCGCTTTTCACCAGCTACTGTCCATAGTTTAGGACTTACTGAAAAGAATAATTCTTGTTTAGTTTCAATCTGTTTCCAATTCCAGTAATCAAAAAACTCATCGGTTAACTTTTGTGTACCGTTTGTTTCAAAAGTAACAGAAGGAATATTTTGACCTGTCTTTTGATAATAGTCCATAATCTCTACAGTTGCAAGCTGAGCATGACGCATCAAAGGCTCACCACCTGTAAAGCACATATGAATATTATTATCAAATGATCTATTAGGTATAGAGTCTAAAATGCGTTCGGCAATCACCTCAGGGGTTGCTTTATGCTGTAAATGTTTAAACTTTTTTGACCATGAATAAGAAGAATCACAACCGTATGCGAACACAGGAAGCTTTTCTATCTTATCATAGTCTTCTACATTTACATCTTGATATGGGAGTTTATAAGTTGATGGATCAGTTGGATCTTTTTGACCAAAACCATCGCACTGTAAGTTACAGAGAAAGAACCTTAGCCATGCTGTTGGTTCACCTGTATATTTTCCTTCACCCTGCATAGAGTAAAAGATTTCAGAATAAGCGTATTCTTTCGGGGACATTTAAGACTCCTAGTTTTGTTATAGTAGTGGAAGGGCACTACTTTCATATTTTACTTAGCTTCTTTTTATTAGCAGCACGTAGCTTATCTAACTTTTTTTTCTGTTTTCTTGCTTGCTCTCGATGATACGGATTAGCACGAGTATGGAATAATACTCCATCCATATGATCACATTCATGCAAGATTGCTCGAGCAGGAATACCATCATATACTTGCGTATCAATAACTCCACGAGGGTCAGCAAAACGTATACGAACAGTTGCTGGGCGTTTTACCTTCATAAACAAACCAGGGAAGGATAAACATCCTTCCTCAATCAACACCTTTTCATCAGAAGCATCAACAATTCTTGGATTGAAAAATACTTTGATATTGTCAATATCACCAGGATCACCAGCGACAAATACTCTATATGGAAGACCAACTTGACAAGCTGATAAACCAATACCCTTATTATATACCATAGTCTCTCTTAAGTCAAGAGCTAATTTTTCTGGGTCTACTTGAGGTTTATCAAAATCAAAAGATTCACATTTTTGCTTTAGGATGGGATCATCCTGTTTCACTAAATTCATTATCATGCTGCAATCCTACTAAAGTTTTTATGTTTCTCAAAACGAATAACACTATGAAATTTATCATAGAGTTGATCACCTTTATGACTTATTATAAAGACATTAGTGTCAGAAGTCAAGTCATTTAGTATCTTTAAAAACTCTTCTGTACCTGTATTATCTAAGGATGAGTCAAAAACTTCATCCATAATAAGAAGATTAGTACTTACTGAGTTACGAAGCTTAGATACAGCTCTCCAAGTAAACAATAATGCTAAATCAATGCGCATTTTTTCACCTTCTGAGAATGAAGCATATGAAAACACATCACGAAATCTGCTCTTAATTGTTTCATTAAAGTTTTCATCGAGCTGAAAGTCAACAAAGAAGTCCATAGCAGCAAGATACTTATTAATAAGTTTATTCATTACAGGTATATATTGCTTAATAATACGAGTCTTAATACCTGAGTCTTTTAGAATCATAGAAGCAATATCTAAAACAGAGCGCTCATTAATTAATTCTTCTTTATAAGCTTGAAGTTTGACTAATGCTTTTTCTAATGTTTCTAGCTTCTTTTTATCTGACTTGTCTGATTTATTACTATCATCAATACTATTAATATCTTCATTAATACTGTCAATAAGTTTATTTAAAGCATTAATATGAGAATTATTGCTACTAATTTCATTCTGCTTAGATGAAATATCTAATTGTACACTGGAGATCTCTTGAATACGAGTATTGATTAATTGCCATTCTTCTTTTAGCTGAGAAAAACCATCGTTAGTTTCTTTTAAAGAAGCTTCTTTTTCTTCAATAGTTTGATCTTTAAAATCTTCTTCAATATCCTGCTTACATACAGGACAGTTATCATGATCTTGATAGAACTCAATATCATGCTCAAGCTTTTTAATTTTTTCTTGAAGTTTATATTCTAGCTGTTCTACTTTAGATTTCTTTTTAGTTAAGCTTTCAAAATCAGAAACACTTTCTTGTAATGTGTTTACTTGCTCCTGTAATGCATCTATTAATGTGTTATAATCTTGCTTTTCTTTTTCAGCTTTAGCAATTTTTACTTTAGCTTCGTTAACACGTTTTTCAGTATTTTGCTTTAATTCATTAATATACTGATGCTGCATTTTAATTTTTTCTTCAGCAAGATTAATATTATAATCGTTATCTAGAATTTCAGATTTATTATTATTTACTTTATCTTTTAGAAGAGTATTCATCGTAGAGAAGATTTGAATATCAAGTAAGTCTTCAATAACTTCTCTACGATGCATAGAAGGTAATTGCATAAAAGGAACAAAAGTGCTACTACCTAGAACAACAATCTGACTAAAAGATTTATGATTAAGTTTAAGAATATTTTTCTCTAATACTTCTTGATAGTCTCTAGCAGCTGCGTCTTGATTAACAATATTGCCGTTTTCATAGATCTCAAACTTGTTAGGTTTAACACCTCTAACAATTATATATTCTTTCTTTCCAACACGAAACTCAACTTGTACTTCTAAACCTTTTTGGTTTATAGTATTCATAAGTTGAGGTTTATTAATTTTACGGAATGGTTTACCGTATAAAGCAAAAGATAAAGCGTCGAGCATAGTACTCTTTCCAGCACCGTTTTCACCTACCACTAGTGTAGATTTTGCTTTATCTAATTTTAATTCCGTAAACACATTGCCGGTAGAAAGAAAGTTCTTCCAGCGTAAATATTTAAAATAAATCATTTATCAATATACTACCATATGTGAGTTAAACGCTATACTAACTCTTGATTCTTCTGTATTGTTTGTACCCACACTATGTTCTATGTTAGATGTAAAAATTACAGCAGTGCCTTGAATAGGTTTAAAGCAATATGCATTCCACATGTGTTGTGACATATTATTTTTATCAAGCCAGCCTGTTGTATAATCACGTAACGATCTATCTCTATTAAAACATATGTTACCACCATCTCCTTCTGGAACTTTAACGTAATATGAACTTGAAAGTATAGAATGTGGATGTATATGAGGAGAATTTCTACCACCTTTTGGATTAATATTAATCCAAAAATTATCCACATCTAAAGGTTTAGCATTTTCTTTAACAGCTATATCATTAAATGCTATACGCATAGTTTGATATAATTTTTCTAACTCTGTACCAACATGTTTAGTAACGTCTATATCGTTAGATTGATAACCATCTACATTAGAAAGTTTTCTTCCCTCGTTTTCTGATAATTTATAACACTCTTCTAAGAGTTTTTCATTATTAATATTTTTAAAATGATATTCCCAGAATACACTAGGCATTATTTCATGTCTATAATTTTTCATATTATTAACTTACTGATAATGCTTCAGAATATAAATCTTTTATTGTAGTTTCAAGTTGTGTTTTATTTACATTAACTTCTAGATTATCAATATATTTGTGCAGAATAGTCATTGTATCTTCTGCTTCACTAACAATATCATCATCGGATTCTAAATCTAAATTTAAATGATCTTCAACTACTTGAATATGAATAGGGTTTACTTTTTCTAGTCTCTCCATAAACATATCAAACCAATAAGGATTAGTTTTATTCTTAATAACTACTTTGACGTAACTATTTGCTAAACGTTCATAGTTTTGATTAACAACATACTCCATAGTTTTATTTTCATCATCATAGAATATTTTATTAAACATTGTGTATGGGTTTTTAACGAATTCTATTGTCCTACTATCAGTATCAAAAATATGAAAACCGCGAGGATCATCAAAGTCTGACCAAGTAATTTCGTAAGGAGAGCCGAGATAGTTAATGTTACCGACTGTACTTTTATGGTGAAAATGTCCAGAACATACAATATCAAACTTATTGAAAAGAGAACTATCAAAACCGTGATCATTAATCGCACCTCTATACATTTCAAAACCTTTTAACTCAAGGTGACCAAACAGTACTTGAGCTGTAGTTTTATTTACTTCTTTTAAAAACGGTTCAATATTACTACTACATAACCATGGTAATAACATAATATCACAACCATCAAAGTTTAAAACTGCAGGTTTATTATCATACCATTTAATTTTCTCATATCCAGTAGTTCCATACAACTGCTGCATAGAGTTAATTTCATTTGTATTTTTATAATACGTATCGTGATTACCAATAATGACATGCATAGTATAATCGTTCTTAATGATAGGATCAATAAAAACTTTTTGCATATGAGCTTGAGTTTGGTAATTAATATATTTGCGTCTATCTACAATATCGCCTAGATGAATAATTGTATCTATATTATTCTCTTTTAGATATGGAAAGAAAATATCTGTATAAAATTTTCCGAAATAGTCTGCAAACGCTGTATTATCATTACGAGCACCAAAGTGCGTATCAGTTACTAGCGCTATTCTCATCTAATTTTTTCTGCTCACGTTTATTGACTTTGCGACGTTTAGTCTCTTCAAAATCTTTAATAAAATTACTCATATAATCTGATGACCACTCACTCATCTTAATACTATCATCAAAGTTTCCACCAATGTCATGAGTTTGTCTATCTGATGTCATATGCATCATGTTAACATTCTCAGTCATTTTATACTTTACATATAATAGCTTTTTTTCTTTCTGAATGCGACGTAAAAATGCAAACCATATAATTTGAGTA